GCCGCGGCCCCCCACCCATGCAGGCCGCAGTAAACTACTCACGAGGTCGGCTTCACTCGCCGCACCTCGACAGCCGGGAGAACGTGCTTGTCGGTGTTGCCGCAACCGCGACAACGCAAGTACCGAATCTGGTACTCGCCCTGCTGCTGGCTGCTTGCGACCAGCAGTCGCCCGCCGCGACAGCGTGGGCATGGGTCGTTTGCTCTAGCGGCCATGCTGCCTCAGGAAGTCGCGATAGAATCCCGCCCGCGACTCCAGATGCTTGCGGGCATCACGCTCGCGGCGTGCCTGCTCGCGGAACGCATCGTACGAACGCTGGGCCACCGCAACGTCGGCGTCGGGGTACGCCGGGAACGTGACCGGTCCGACGTCGATCAAAGAATCCACCTTCGTGACCGTGCGAATCGACCGCCCGTCCTCGACGCTCCACGACTCGCCGCCCGGTGCGATCTGGAACGAGAACGAACTGCCACGCACGATTCCGGCTTCGATGTTGGCAGCGAGGTCGCGGCCGTAGGTCGTGTTCGGCACGGGGAACTCGTACCGCAGGCCGACCTCGTCCACGTTCAGCCGTAGCGTGCCGGGATAGCGGGCGAGCGGGAAGTTCGCGTCGTGGTTCCACAACGCGCGGGTCTCCAGCGGTTTCTTGCGGCCGCGTCGCTCCGCAACGATGCCGAATGCGTTGGGGTCGATCCGCTCCACGAAGTCGCCGAGGTCTAGCGAGTTGACGCCGAACTTTGCGGCATAGCCGACAACCCAGCGGGCCTCCTCGCTGCCGTCCTCGGACCGCGACTCCACGCGAAGCATCGGCAGGTCGGCGGACTCGTCATCGTAAAAGCTGCGACGCTCAATCATGCTTCGGCTCTCCTCGTCTGCGGCGTTCATCTGTTCAACCAGTTTGCGACTCCACGCGTAGCCCGGGTCACTGCCCCACAATGCCCACGCGATGCGACCGTTGCTCGGGAACCCGTCCTCGCCGGGGCTCCATCCCTTGCCCTGCTTGTCCACTTCGTGTCGATCGAAATACGCCTTCATCCTGCGGGCGGTGTCGGGGCTGATCGTCGTGCCGTTGGAGAGGTCGCGGGCTCGTGCGATGCCGACCGCCGTGCCGCCGCGACCAAACTCCTTCCGCCAGTCGAGTCCTTTCTGTGCCTCATCGCGGACGCCTTGCGGCGGCGTGAAGTCGATATGGTCATACTTCGCCGCCATCGCTGCCCTTCTTTTTTCGGCGGCTTCGCTTCTTGACCGTCTGCGGCGAGTCATCAACCCAAACGTCAACGCTGATGCCAGCGGCCTTTGCGGCGTCATCCTTGAGCGTGTCGCCGCCGATGAGCAGCACTTGCGAGAACGCGTCGGCATAATCGCCAAGCGTGTCCGTCACCGTCTGGCGATCTTCCGGCGTGTCCGGTCGGCGGGAAATCATCACGACGGTGTTTCCATCCGAAACCGCCTTGCGGGCGAACTCGCCCCATAGGGGCGGATCGGCGGCGAACGTCCGGTCGAAGTCGATGCTGACGGTCATGGCACGCAGTTCCGCGAGCGACCGCGGCAGCGGCGCGACCGGGGCGACGGCCGGGGCGGCCGCATCCGGCACGCCAGCCAAAATCGCCGTGATCTGCGCCGCCGAGATGCTCGGGAACGACGCCGCGATGAGGGCCGCGGCCCCGTCCTTCGTGATGAGGCCAGCGGGAATCTGCGTCAGGATCGCGATGAGGCCGGTGATCTGCGCACCGTTGAGCGAAACGTCGGCGACCTGTGGCGCAACCTCTGCCGCGGGAGCTTCGGGCAGAGATTCCGTAACACCTGCCGCAGCCGCCACGCCGCCCTCGACCGCCTGCCCGTCGATGCCGCTGCCCGGTTGCTGCTGGGCCAGAACGTCGGTCGCCGTCGGGTCTTGGCCGAGTGTTCCCATGTTGAGCGGCCGATACCGCTCGTCGCCGCCCTCGACCGGGTTGCGATCTTCCAGTTCCAAGATGTCGTTCGTTGAAAATGCGCCGATGTCCCACAACGCACGGTAGTAGCTGGCACGACTCGCCGCGTCGCCACGCATGAGGCCGCGAACGTCGAACGAGATTTGATACTTGTCGCGGCTGGCGTCATCCACCATGAGGTCGCGGGTGAACGCCGACTCAAAACGCCGCAGCCACGGCAGGATCGTGTGCTGCACGAAGTCGAGGCCCGCCTGCTCGACGGAGCCGTATGGCCCAGCCAGCACGCCGAGCAGGTGCATCGGCACGCGGAACAGCCGTGCGATCTCCTCAAGCTGGTATTTCCGCAGTTCCAAAAATTGCGAATCGGTGTTGCTGGCGTAGGGGATTTCGTACGGCTTGAGTCCGCCGGTCATCACCGCCGTTTCGTGGGCGTTGTGCGGGCCGCGGTGCTTGCGGTTCCAATTCTCCGCAAGCTCGCGACGGGCATCGGCGTTGAGTTGGTTGTCGGTCGAGAGGATGAACCCCGGTCGCGCGCCAGCACCGAAGAACCTCGCACCGTGAATCTCGCACGCACGAGCGAGAGCGATAGCGTCGCGACACTCCTCAACGATGCTCATGCCATGCACGCCGTCATCGGACGGGCCGCGAATATGGAGAATCTGCTCGTCGGAGTAGATCGTCTGCTTACCCTTTGCCTCGCGGTACGTGTACCGCAGCCGCCCGTTTTCGATCGTCTCGACCTTCATGCGGCTCGGATGCAGCGGCACGATCTGATCGACCGCACCGGACGGGCCGGGAACAAGCTCGGAAAAAGCGTCGCCCCACAGGCCGATATGAAACACCGCCTGCTCCCGCCACTCAAACGATGTCTGCCAGCTATTCGGCTGGCTGTGCAGCTTGCGGTACAGCGGCAACTCGCGGGCCTGCCGCTTGCCGCCGCCGTCGAGCCGCTCCAGAACGTGCAGCGGCAGGCTGGCGACCGTCTCGCCAAGGATGCGAAGGCACGCGAACACCGCGGCCACCGCGGTGGCGTTCTCGGCACTGATCCGCACACCGGCCGGACTGCGACTGCCGCCGTCCTCGTCCCACGACCGCTCCTCGCCGGGGAGCCACAGGATGCGGTGCTGGTTCGGTGCGATCATAAGAAGAATATCTCAGACGTGTTTGCCGGTGCCTGCTCGGCGTTCATCCAGCAGCCGATCGCCTGACACAGCGCAACAATGCCGTCGATGCGTTCGGTGGACTTGGCCTTGCTTGGGTAGATGTTGCCGTAGCGGTCCTCATGAACCGCCACGTTGCCAGCACACCACGACAGCACGGGATGGTCGGCGTGGCGAATCTTGGAGTTGGTGATCAAGTTCTCAAGGGACTTCGCGGGTGCCGACATGGCTCGGCCTCCCTGTGGAAATCCTCGCACTTCGACCCCGTCCCCTTGCAGCATATTGGCGAGCATCTGCCCGTTGAACTTCAAATCCACCGCCAACTGCCGCACGGAATACTGCTGGCAGATGGCCGCGATGTCGCGGTGCAGCACGGTGTAGTCCGTCACGTTGCCGTCCGTCACGCGGATTTGCCCGTCGCGTATCCAATCCAGATACGGCACCTTGTCCCGCTGGCTTCGCTCGACCGCGTTGTTTTCGGGAATCCAGAAGAACGGCAGGACGTCGATGCTGCCGTCCTCGGGATCGGGGCAAATCAGCACGAGGGCCGTGAGGTCGTAGGTCGTGGCGAGGTCGAGGCCCGCGTAGACGGGCCGCGTGCCGAAGTCGCGGAGCGGCACCGACCCCTGCTGCCACGTTTCCGGCGACAGCCAGCGAACGTCGGAGGTGGTCCACGTGTTGAGCCGGTAGCGGAGGAACGAGTTGAGCTTCGTCGGCGACTGCTCCGCTTCGCGGACGTCCTGCGAAAAATCGTCGGGCTTGATCGTCACGCCCCACGAAGGATTCGCGTCGGGCCAGCAGTCGGGGTCTTTCCAATCGGCGTCCTCGGGCTTCTCGTAGATGCAGGAAAAAAACGCGGGGTCGTGCTTCCAGTTCGCCGCGACTGCCTTGGCGTACTGGTACTGTTCGTAGCAGATGCCCTTGCGGTCGTAACCAGCCGTTGTGATCGAACAGAGGAGCGGCTGCTCGCGGGCTGCACCGCCGTAGCGAAGGGCATCCCAAAGACGGCGGTCCTTCTGTGCGTGAAGCTCATCGAACAGCAGGCCGTGGATATTCAATCCTTCCGCTCGGAACGCATCGGCCGACAAGACGCGATAGAACGACGCCTCCTTGCGGAAGGCGATCGTGCGGCGAGAGTCGATGACCTCCAGCACGCGGGACAGTTGCGGCGACGCCCGCACCATGCTCGCGGCCTCGCGGTAGACCACCGACGCCTGCTCGCGGTCTGCCGCCGCCCCGTAGACCTCGGCTCCGTTCTCGCCGTCCATCACAAGCAGGTAGAGGCCGATGCCTGCGAGGAGCGTGGACTTGCCTTGCTTCTTCGCCGTCGAGATGTACGCGACGCGGAAGCGGCGGGTGTCATCAGCAACGCGAAGCCAGCCAAACAGTTCAGCGATCAGTTCGGACTGCCACGGCAGGAGGTCGAACGGCCTGCCAGCGAACTTGCCCTTGGAGTGCCGCAGCCAGCCGCCGAAGAACTCCAGCGCGTGTTGAGCCCGCGTGGTGTTGAAGTAGAAATCAAGCCCTTGCTCGACCGCCTCGCTTCTTGACAAAGGCTGCAACCGGGTCGTCTGCTGGGCTGTCATGGATCGTCACCTGTGACCTGCTGCTCGGCGTCAGGCCGAACTCCTGCTGGAGCCGCCGCAGGTCGGTGGCGAGGTTTTTCTCGTCCACCGCCCACGTATGAGGCTGCGTCCACTTGATCCGCAGCTTGCCGGTCGTGCTGTTGGGGTCGGTCTCCATCGTGACGTTGTCGCGGCCGAACTGGTCGCACTTCGCCTTGGCCCGCATCCAGTTCGCCCACGTACGACAGTAGATAGCCCATGCGTCAACGTCTGCCTCGGTGAACACCCGCATCCGCCGCAGCATCGGAACGGAGCTTCGCCACTTCTTTGCGGCAAGCTCGTCGCTCGCGATCTCCTCGGGCGGGTCGAGGTTGTCGAGCAATTCCGGCGTCGGCTCCGCTGCGTTCAGCGTCTCCTTGCTCGGGTTGCCGCGAATGTATTTGAGGATCGACGGTTCGGGGGCGGGGCCGCGTTTGCCCATGGTTTGCTCCTGCTGTTATGGGCCACAGACGTTGCCAACAAGTTCTCCTGCCAGCACCATCGCTCGTCCGATGGCCTGATCCATGTCAAGGTACCGATACTCACCGAGGCGACCTGCGATCAGCAAGTTTTCGATGCTCTCTGCTCGCTTGCGGTATCGCTCGTAGAGCCTCGCGTTTGCTTCGTCAGGGAATGGGTATTCGTAGTCGGAAGGGTTTTCTGGTGAAAACGGCGTCTCGGTTGTGATGACTGAGCCTGTGATTCGATTGGCAACGTCAGGCTGCATCATGTGCTTCCACTCTAGCGTGCGAATGTGCGGCCCACCAAAGTGCAGCGGGTTGTTGACCTGCCCGCGACGCTGAACGTAGTTCGCGTTCGGGTGGTATTCGTGGTGACGCTTTTGGCCTCGATACTGAAGCCGCCCGAGGTCGAAGCCGAAGAACTCGTCAATCGGCCCGGTGAACACAAGGCACTTGCGTGCCGTGATTTCATCGCGTCGCTGCAGGTAGTCGTAGTTCATCACGACCGGGATGCCGTCGAACATGCGGCGAGTCCATGCAGCGTAGCCATCAACAGGGATGCCTTGGTGCCTTGCGTGCGGCGTCAGCCTTGCGTCTCCGTTAGTCCGAACGTCAAACCGCTTACACAGGCCGGGGCCGAGCGACGTACACGGTACACCCCACTGCTTCTCGTTGTATTCCTTGACGAACCTGTCGTAGACCTGACGCGGCATCAACGACAACGCTGCTTGCTCAAGATTGACAGGGTCTCCAACAAACTCCGGCTCCCATGCCTCGCCAACTTTTTTGCGAATGTAGTCGGCTTGAATAGGCCACGACACAAGGTCGCCGCGAATGTCAGACAGGATCGCAGCCTCGTAGGTGTAAAACTGGCCGAAGCGGTTCGCCCACTCCCAGATGCGGTCACACGAGGTGCGAAAATAGTGCGGCCCGTAGGTGTGGATTCGGATACCAGAACAATGGGCGTGGTCGTGAACGTTGCCGCCTGCGTGCGAGCGGCGATCGACGACGACGACATCCCGTCCTGCGTCGGCCAATGTGCGCGCGATGACTGCACCGGTGAGGCCAGAGCCGACGATGAGGTAGTCGACCTGCATCACGCTACCCGCGGCTTGCGGTACTTCTCGTCGAGAATGACAGGGCAGGCGCGGTTCCACTGCACCATGTGGTGAATCCGCCGGTGCTTGTTGCCCATAGCAGCGATCTTCACGCACGACGGGGCAACGAGGACGGAATAGAACGACTTGATATACGTCCCCATCTCCAGATAGATGTCTGTGCAGCCGCCAGCCTCGGCCTGCGTCTGCTGTTGCCAGAGTCGCAGCCTTGGGATTGTCACGAACAGTTCGCCGCGTCGCCCGCACTCGACGTAAAGATTTACGTCGTCATTGACGCGTCCTCGAAACGTCACGTTCGCATCGGCCCGAAAGAAGAAACTGTTCATCGCCTTGCGCGAGAACTTCCCCTGCTTGGCGAGTTTTGCAAAACGTCCGTCGCCTCCGCCAATAAAGTCGCCTCCTTGGGCGAAGGCGACAGAGGTAGCACCGGAGTCGTCAAGAAAGTCAAGGCAGGCCGCGATGATTGGATCGAGGCGACGAGTCACGACGTTCGACGTAATGTAGTCGCTGTCGTTGTTCATCGCCCACCCGAACTGAGGGTAGTCGTCATCGAGTTGCCAAAAATGCGTCAACCCGAGTTCGCGGGCAATCGTGAAGTTGTAGTTGCGGGCGAACACGACGGAGTTGCGTTTGCCGTAGTTGTCGCACGCGTCGACTGACTTGGCCACCTTCTTCTTGTCAAAGACGATGACTTCGTCTCCGTACTTTTCGATGTAGGCGTCGAGTTGCTTGTCCTCATCGTCAACGAGCAAGTAAATCTGCCCTGTGTACCCGCCCTTCTTGAGCGCGTGATAGGACAGCACGTTGCCAGCACGGCCGTGCGTGAGAATGAACGTGGCGAACTTACGCTTCAACTTCCTGCTCCTTCTCCTCTGCGTACACGGCATCGAGAGCCTGACCAAGCCTCGTCCACCCATTCTGGATCGCCTTGTCAAAATCCACGATCACCAACGCGCTGTCCTCCATGAGTTGCTGAGTGTCAGCATCGGAATGAGCGTAGAAGTTAGCGATCTCTTGGAAGTTGAAAACAACGTGCCGATAGGCAGCGGCACGAAGGAACTTTTTCTCATCCTCTGGCAGGTCGGTTGCGTCGATGTCTCGGAGAAGTTTTTGGCACTTCTCATCGTCGTACACCTGCGATAGCGTTGGCTTCGGCCCGGTGATCTCGTAGGGCGGCACCGTCACCTTGTCGGTGTACGGGTTCTCCGATTCCTCGGCCTCGGCCTGCTCGCTTGTCGAGTCACCGGACAGCGTCTCGTAGAGTCCAGCCTGAGACGCTGTCGCCGCCATCATCTGCTGCAACGCCTCGCTCCCCGTGTCCACGTTGCGGAGCAGTTCGTCCAACTTGGCAGCGTCGGAGTCAGCCATCGCCGCGAGGGGATCGAGCGTGGCAAGAAGTTTGTCGGCCTCGGCCTCGGTGACGTCGAGGACCAGCACCGGCACGGCGGCATCGGCCGCCGTCTCGGCTCGGAGGTGGCCGTCGATCAGCATGAGGGAGCCGTCGGGCAGTTCGCGGGCCAGCACCGCGTCGGCCATGCCCACCTCGGCCAGCACGCCGCGGAGGGCGTCGGCTTGCGCCTTGGGGTGGGTCCGCCAGTTCTTCGGGTTCGGCAACAGTTCGCTCGCTGGGACGCGGCGTAGCTCGCGTATGCGGTCGCGGATTTTCATGGGGGCGGGTCCACGGGGGGTGTTTCTACGGGCCGGAAATCGCGTTTTTGGGGGTCGAGGCCGGGGGGCCGAAAACCCCCGGCGGCGCACGCGCAGG